CTGTCTGCTCCGTGGCGGATGAAAGCTGTCCCTCTCGTATTCTGAAAAGCTCCCCGCAGGGCTCTCATCACAGCGGATTTGCCAGTGTTGTTAGCACCCGTGATGACAGTCAGACCATCGATGACAAATTCTACGTCTTCAAGGGACTGAAAATTCTCAATATGGACCTTGACCGTCATTACTCAACCTCGGGGTTTGACTCCTCCGGGGTACTACCCGGAAACTTACCATCCAAGATACCCTTCAGTTCACTGACGACCTCTGCATCAACGTCAATGTCGTCCGGGTCGTGCGTTGTTGCAACGGTAGGCACAGACGCCAAAGCCTTGAGAGCCAACTCGGTCAGAGCCTCTACCTGCCCGCTCTCCTGAATAGTGACCTTGAACTTGTCCAGACCCTGTGTCTTCAGGACAGTGCCCGTAGGCAACTCCCAGGAATACCACCCGCCACTAGCTTTCTTGATGAGGCCGTAAGCAACGGCAATCTCAATCATGCTACGGAGGTCATCGATCCCGGAACCGAACACCAGGAAGAAGATCCCCTGACGCCCCTGTGCTGCTGACACCTTGCACTTATCGATCCGGCAGACAACCTTGTTCGCTGTCGCAACATCCTCAACCTTGCGGGTAAGCATGTCTCGGACCTTACTTTTCTCGGTGCCAATCCGCCGGAGGGTCATCCGAAGTTCAGAGTAGAATTTCCAAGCCCAACCACCCTGTTCAGTAGTGGTTGGCCCGCCGTAGCCACCGCCGCCGGTGTTAATCTTGCTTCGGATCTGGCTGATCCCGATGACACAGGTGTTGGTACGGGAGATCATCGCTTTCAACTGGGGCAAGTACTCGGACCATTTAGCTGCCTTAGCACCCACACGGCCAATCTCACCCTTCTCTACGAGCTTCTGTTCCCACTGTGCCCTCGTTGCCCCTGCCGCAACAGAATCAATGACCACCAGATCCACGCCCGCTTTAGCCATGCCCCACAAGTAGGCCATGCCTTTCTCCAAGGTCTCCGGCTGTACCAACAGGAACTGCTCAGGATCCTCAACCGGGACGCCCAGCGACTTGGCATAGGCAAGATCGATGGCGTGCTCCCAGTCAATGTAACAAACCTCACCACCGTTCTCACAGGTCTTGGCCGCAGCATGCAGCGCCAGTGTTGTCTTCCCGCTGGCTTCCGCCCCATAGATGTTGACCAGCCTGCCTCGGGGGAGACCGGGACAAGGCATAATGCCCATCCTGTTGGGAATACCTCCGATAAGGTGGTCAACAACAGCAGACCCTGACGGCAGGTGGGGGTGTGACCGCTTGAACCGATCCTCGTCCACCGCAACAACACTGTCCTCATCATCCTTGAAAATCTTGGCCATGACCGCACGGGCCTGCCCTAGTGCCCCTTGCTTCTTTTTCTTGGCTGGGGGCTTCTTGGTTGTTTTCGCATCCTTCTTTTTGACCATCTAATCCTCCTGGCTCCACCGAAAGAATCGCTCATCCTCACGGTACAAAATGCCCCGTTTGATTGTCTGTCCTGCTTTCTTGCCACGCACGTAAGTATGGATCAATGTGAACTGCTTCTTCTCGACCGGCGTCAGGTCCGCCTCAGTAATCTCCCCTGCCAGGAACTGCCAGAACCGACAAGCAATACAGGCAACCCAGTAGGCGTCCGCCTCGTTGTGGTTCCAACGACCTGCGCCCCCTGTGTGAACCTTAGCCGCTTCCACCATATCCCCCTTCATCATCTTCCACCCCTTTGGGCGGTCGAGAAACAAACGGGCATGGGCCTTGATCTGCATGGGGGAGAAGAACACTACATCTACGCCTAATATCCGCAGAGCCTCACAGGTGTACAGAAACAGCCCATACATCCCTTCAGACCAGAGGTCATTGAACACCGGGTATTCGATCCCGATCAGAGTTATCCCCGTGGTCCGAACCAAGTCGATAGTACGGTCACGCAGATCCACATAGCGGTCTATGAAAAGTGTCTTAGATGAGGTTTGAAACCGGCCCCTGTCAAAGCAACGGGTGGGCGATAACTCTGGTTCCCCAGAGTCAAAGCCCGCCCACCCGAAATTCGTCAGCGACGGGTCGAATCCGAGAACTCGCATCGCCCGTCTCCTTCCGATTAGGAATCGAGAATATTGTCCACAATCCCTTCGATGTTGCCGGTTGCTACAGTCTCAGCAGCGTCAACAGGTGCGCCGCCCGGACCGCCGGACATCTTCTCCTTGACCTGAGCAATCGTCAAGTGGCGACCTACGAAGTCCTGAATGGCTGCCGTGAAACTCTGCACCTGCTCGGCGACCTTCTTGGACAGAGCCTCTGCCTTCGGTTCCATCACGATGGAACGCAACAGATTGTCCTTGCAGGGGGAGAAGGTCAGCTTCTGGAACTGAGTGTCCGTGCAGTTGACCGTGATGTCGTGCTCGTTGAAAGGGAACTCCCGGTGAAGCTGCTCAAGGTTCCGGTACTTGTCACCGGAAACGACCCAGGGAATCACTTCGAAATCACCGGACTGGATGCGTGCCTTGTCCAACGTGCCCTTGCTGTCTACCGGCCAGATGACCATGACAGTAGCAACACGGGTACGGGGCGGTTCGCCCGCCAGCTTGGTGAACTCAGGCCCCTGATTCATAACGTAGCCTGCGCCGGGGATGAAGTTGGTAGGGCCACCGAAGAACTGAGGTGCAAGGCCGCTATCGGCTGCACCCAATTCCAACATACCGGCTGCACTGATCGGGAACCACGCAAAAGACAAGCGGTACGTCTGACCCGCCTGTGCTTTCCATGCCTTCATTTTCTTGCCGATGTGCCCATCGCCTTCGCCAAAAGAGAACGTCTGAAAATCACTCATTACAACACCTCCAAAGTTAGTTGCCGGACAGAACGGGTCCATTAGACTAGGTTCCGTCAGTTGTTATACTCCGCTACGCCCGTAAACGACCCCCCTCTTTATAAGAGGGTGGGTCGTTTTATTCGGGACTCTCAAAATCGGATAGGAAATCCAAGAGCTTGCCATCATCGAAGGCTACATTCTTATCACCCGGATTATGTGGCTCTGCAGGTATGTCTATCGGAATGGACTGCAAAAAAGCATCTGCATCCCCAGCATCGGAGGTGGCTACAAGAGGCTCATCACCCCCTACAGCCTCCTCCGGCATAACAACCGTCACTTCCGGGGCAGGTTCAGGCTCAGGTTTAGGGGCAGGCTTAGGGGTTGGCTTGGGAGCCGGTTTGGGAGCCGGTTTGGGCTCGGGTTCCGGCTCCGGGGTAGGCTCCGGGTCGGGTTCTGGAATAGGGTCGGGTTCTGAGAGGGGTTCCGGTTCAAGGTCAGCCCCCGGCCCGGTACTCACCTCGGGATCAGGTTCTGTCAGGTTACTTGCCTGTTTGATTGGCTCTTCCCAATCGCCTACAGCCTCCGCCAGATGCACCTCACCCTCAACCTTGCCGATAATGTTGCTGATGTCCTGACTGTCATCAACCACACCCTTACCCTTGTTAAGGTCTGGAGCATACCCTCCCGGTGACTTCGACCCCCAGCGGACACCTAGCCCCAGTTCTTCCTGACACAAGCGAATCTGGTCCCGTAGCCGTCCCTCAGTATCACGAAGGTCAGACCGCTTGGCCTTGATCACCGCAAGCACCGCATCAAGGTCTTGAACTACAATCTCCAACGTATGCTTCCGTCGGATCTCTGCCATCAACTTCCCAGCAGCGATGGCCTCACGGTCTCCTACCGAACGCCCGGCTCGGGTCTCCGGGTCATTCGCAAAGAGATCCTTCTTAGCCAGGTCGTAATCCATCTCGGTCATACGCAACCGGCGGCGTGAGCGTTGCAACCTTCCAGCGATGTCCAGGAACACACGCTCGCAACGGTCAAGCATCCGCCGTACCAACGCAATCTTCCGGTTCAGTCGCTTCGGTCCGAACGCCAACGGGTCTTCATCCAAGTGGACAAAAAGCTGCTCCAGCTCGGTAAAGACGGCGAGGGCTTCCTCGGGACTGAAAGTTGGATCGTTGGGGCCTTTCGTGTCGTCTGTCATTCCTTACTCCAACGGTTCACCCAGGATCTCAGCGATCAGCCGGGTGTAGTTGCTGCGGATTGCCCGACCCGCCTCTTCCCGTTGTGCAGGATTCAAGTTGCCTCCCGCCATCGAATGGTCGTGCGCTGTCAGGTCTGCCTGCATACCAAGGATCATTGCTGCAACCCGGCTCTCCTTGAGGGTCATCCCGAACTGGGACTGAGACACCTTGGTCTCCCCATCCCCTTGAGCCGAAATCAGGTCAGCCGCACCACCCGCATCATCTTGAATGGTATCCCAAGCCGCTGAGAACCCCACATAGTGGTCCCCCTGCTTGCCCTTTACCGACCGGGTACATACTACCTTCGTCACACGCAGATTGTCTCGTACCCTAAGTAGAATTGGATTATTGCTAAGTGCCATTTGAACACCTCCGTCATGGTCCAACCTGTCTACGCTTATAAACGCTTGGGAGAGCCCCCTGCCGGGATCAATCTTTCATGGAACAGGGTGTTCCGCTGCTCTTCCTTGTCGTTGATAACCGCCCTTGCCAGCGCCCTCTGCGTACCTACCAGTATGACCTTGTGCTTGGCACGGGTCACGGCGGTATACAACAGGTTGCGTTGTAGCTGGTGACGGAAGCTCTCCAACAGGGGCATCACAATGACGTCGTACTCCAGACCTTGTGCCTTGTGTACCGTACAGGCATAAGCCAACCGAACCGTTGCCCCAGCCTCTTGCAAAGGAACACGCACCAGTACAACAGGATCTCCATGCACCTTAATCTCAAGCTCTTTCGCCTTGAGGTCGATTCGGGTCACTTTCCCAACGTCTCCATTGTAGACCCCTAGACGGTAGTTGTTCTTAACCACCATCACTCGGTCACCCTCCCGGATGACATCTGACCCCAACTTCAATTCCGTTCGTCCGTCCCCAGACGGGTTCAACAGGTCACGCAGACGAGCATTAAGGTTCGTCACACCCGCTCCACCCGCATGACGAGGACTCAGGACTTGGAAATCCTCCTGCCGGTCAAATAGACGTTTCACTACCGCAACGATGATCTCCTGGGCAGCCTCCTCAGACGCTGCCGGGATCATTGTGAAATCAGAGGGCTGGTCACAGTCTGGCACATCGCCCCGGTAGATAGCGTGGGCGGCATACACAATGTCCGACGTGTCCTTCTGTCGGAAGATCTCTGTCAATGCTACAACTGGGTACTGATTGCACCGAACCAAGTCTCGTAGGACGTTCCCTGGCCCCACAGAGGGCAACTGAGCAGCATCCCCTACAAACACCAGCCGGGTCTTCACCGAGGTACAGGTCAGCAACCGATACACAAGGTGCTGATCTACCATGGAGGCTTCATCTACAATGACCACCTCCGCCGGATACGGGTTCTTAGGCCCGTAGCCCCACTCCACATTGTGATCACTGATGGTATCCGCAGCCGCCCCGGTCTCCCCGATGACTCCTACATAGGTACTCTCACGGTTCTCATCCGAGACGCCCTTTGCTGAAAAGGCACGATGGATCGTGTAAGCGTGTGACCCAGCCAGTGCGCCTAGATTCTTTGCTGCAATCCCAGTCGGGGCACACAACAGAAACTTGACCCCCGCATCCTGTAACACGGAGACCACAGCCCGGAGGCTTGTCGTCTTGCCAGTGCCGGGCAACCCCGTCAATACAGAAACAGGCTCCGTCAACGCATTGAACACGCCCTGCTTCTGCTCCTTGGATAACGAAATGTTCTCACCACCCCACTCCTCGACGGCGGCTCGTATCACCTTATCCAGTCGGGGACGTGCCTTCTTTGTTTCAGCCGCTGTCGCAGGACCGAAGCTGGCCAACCGTTGGATGTAGTCTTTACGATCCAGACCACCCCGCTTGTAGGCCGCTTGTTTCACCCGTTTATGGAGAGCCGCAGCAGACAGAGACTCCAGATCCCAAGCCCAGGGCTCATAGATTGCCATCATCCCCGGCTTAACCTCCCTGTCCAACTTGATTGTGCCCTCCTTGTGGAAATGAGCCAGAGCCTCCGCCATGTTGGTAGGAGTCAAATTTGGGATGATAGCCGACACCTCACTGAACAACTGTCCAGTCGTCAAATACAAGTGGCCGAACCCTCGGCGTGCTTTGCAAGCCTCCAGAATTGCCCCCCGCATTCGGTTGGGACTATCCAAGGACAACCCTAGACGGCCAGCAATCTCATCTGACTGCTGAAACGAGATGCCATCAACCTTGATCAATGACCATGGGTCTTCACTTAGGATCTCCTGTACGTCGTCCCCCAGCGTTTCCCATACACGGGCAATCGTTTGAGGAGGTATGTTCAAATTCAACAGGAAATCCAAGCCCTTGAAGTAGGCTTGTACCCGCTTCCAACGTTGGTACGTGTGTAAGGCCGTAAACTCATCGACTCCGGGCACTTCCTTGAGCTTCTCGGGGTCTCCAAGCGCCTTGACGAAATCATCACCCGCCCAATCCCGAATCAATTGGGCTATCCGGCCCCCAACTCCATTAGCTACCAGTGCATGCTGGGCTGACTCAACATCCCAGTCACCTTGAATGATCGGAGCCTTAGTGACATTGAGTTGCAACCCGAACTTGGGATGCTGAGACTCTGTTGCCTCGAAACCGAACCAGGTGCCATCCTGCACCGGCAACCCCGGCACGTAGCCCTTCACTGAAACCGCCGCCAAAGGCCCCGCATCCAATTGCATCTTGAGAATGTAGAAACTTCGGGACACATCCTCGAACAGCACGTAAACGACTCGGCCTGAATAGTACACTACAGTTTCCCCATTTGATCACGGAACTGTTGGAGCAGATCCCGCATCTCAGTTGCTTGCTCAATCAACTCCCCAACGTCACGGGGAGGACTCGTTCCAATTCGCTCGGGGTCGAACTTTGTCAATCCCACCATTCGAGCTTGGTGACCGGGTAGGGCATAGAGAGGCACCTTCCGGTCCCCTACTGTCCAACCATCACCCACCTTCAAGATACCCGCCGCAGACCACACCAGCAGCTTATGGGGTTCCACATGATGACCCGCTGGGCAATGCCCCG